TTTGTAAACGAACAATATATGTTACGTTATATGGGAAAGAGTTTTTTGGTAAAAGCCAATTACGATTCCAGGGGATTAGAAGACGTAGAGTTCGCAGCATTAGATATGCGTTACAAAAAAGATATAGGTAATCTTGCACTATCATTAGGAGTAGCTGGTAGAATGCATCCAGCATATTTAGACTTTAGACCTATTGATTTATGGTGGGCTGAACAAGGAATTAACACAGATGAGTTTACACCCTTTTGGGACTTTGCATATTTTTACGGCTACTCAGATGAGTTTACAGAGCAGTTTACACAATATGGTTATAGTTACTTTGATTTCAAATGGTATGATGCAGAAGGAAACCTTGTTGCTAATACTGATGAACAATTCTATAAACAAGTATATGGAGAACTTGTTAAACAATATAATGAAGAATATGCAAAAGACTTAGGATATCAAAATGAATTAAGTTTATCAGTAGGTGCAGACTATTACAAGTATACACCAAAGAACTGGTTGCATATGTGGGTTACAGCTTACCCAGTCACTAAAGGTATGTCTGACTATTCATTTAACTATGATGTAGTAGACAATGGTATGGACTATGACTTAGGTTTAGTTTATGGTTGGAAGTTAAGTAAAAAGTTTGGAGTATTTTTAGAAGGTAGATTTCTTTCGATGTATGACGTACAATCATACGAATCGAAGGTTGGATTAAACTGGTTAATATATTAATAATAGGAGATAATATAATGGGAATATTAATTGGATTTGTTTTAGGATTTGCAACACATTATGCAATTTTTTGTAAAGATGATATTAAAGATAGATGTGTAAAATGTTATAGCTTTATGAAAATGAAAAAGAAAGTAGTAAAAGCTAATAAAAAAAGAAAAGGTAAAAAATAATGCCTAAGCTAAATGTTGTAGCTAGTATTATTGATAAGGTTGCAGGTCATGTTGACAAGTTTACTTTAGACAAACAGGAGAAAGCTGAGTTAATTGCAGAAATTAACAAAGCACAAATGGAAGTTAATAAAGTAGAAGCTGGTCATACAAGTATCTTTGTTGCAGGATGGAGACCCTTTACTGGGTGGATATGTGCAACAGCATTAGGGTATCATTTTTTGTTACAACCTTTACTTACTTTTATTATGTATAGTTTAGGAAATGAAATTGTATTACCAACCTTTGATATGGGTACGCTAACAACAGTACTTCTTGGGATGCTTGGTCTCGGGGGAATGCGTTCATTTGAGAAGGTAAAGAAAAGTGCCTAAAAAAGAACAAAAGTTATTAGGTTTTCATGGAGGAATTAACGACCACACAGACCCTAAAGATATACAAGACATTGAATTAGTTGAAGCTACGGGAGTAGATGTTTCTAAAGTTGGTAGAATTGTAGGATTAGGAGACTCTAGTGGAACTGCTATAATATCTCAACAAAACTATGACTTGCAAAAAGGATATGGTTTGTTTTATTATTCTTCAGACCACGATTCATCTGGAGCATTAGGAAAAGAAGATTGGCTCACATATTATCATGTTGATGACAATAAAATATATTTAAAAACAAGAGACGATGGGGCTACAGATAGCTTTACTCTAGGTAATGGTGCAAAACCAAATTATTTAGTTGCAGATGGTGCATTAAGAGTATCAGATAGCACATTTACAAACGACACAATGTGGAGAGGTTTTGTAGATAGTATTTACAAACGACACAATGTGGAGAGGTTTTGTAGATAGTAAACTATTTCAATATAATTCTAATAAAGACGATTATTTAACTCTTAACGAATGGGTTAATACAGCCCAACAATTAAAAAGTTTTGATGATTTATCTGTAACTTTAACAACGTTTGATGCTGGTTCTGCTAATCCTGGACTATCAAACATAACTAATGTAACACTTGGTAGTGCTGGACATATATGTTTAGCTTACTGGAAAAATGATGATGGAGATTGGAATGGTAATTATCAATTCGCAGCAACTCCTATGTATAAAGGCAATCAAGAAGGTCCAATAAGTATTATAGCTCAAGGTATTAATTTTTATGACAATCAAGTATCTTTTCAAACATATGTTTCTTTAGGAACTATAAATTGGGATGGTATTGCACCAGAAGTTAATCTTAGTGACAATTCAGCTCACCCTTTAATGGATGATAGAATAATAGGAGTTAATTGGTATTTTAGAAGAGACGCTAACGACGATTGGGTTTTATTGCAATATACTGATTTATTAGAAGGAGATAAGTATCATTGGGGAGAATATAGTGCTAATGACCAAACAGCTTATGGTATATTTTCAGGTAGTATTGATATAGAAGATGGAAGTAATAATTTAGATTTATTAAATGAAGCTGGTAGTGGTACATTAATAGGAGTAGATGTAGATGGAATTACAGTTCCTTCTGGTCAAGTAGCTTCTTATCAAAATGCACAATTAAAAGTTACAGTAGTAAACAATGCATATAATACTGGATTTGCTGGTAGAAAAGGATTTTTAAGAGCTTGGGGAGGTTTTATATCACCAGTTTATTTAAACGCTACTTCAGCTCACACAGAAGGTATTCCATTAGATGATGCAAACGAGGATTATAATATACCTATAAATACTGGAGGAGCTGGTACACGAGAATTTATGGTAGAGTTACTAGACGAAAACTTATCTGTAATTGCATCAAGCGATAAAAAAAATATTACAGTAGTAGATGTTGGAACTGAAGTACCTCCAACATACGAGGATTCAAATAGCTCATGATAGAAAAATTAATAAAGAAAGCTAAACAATCATTTCCAAAATTTAAATATTATGGAGTAGGTAGCTGGGTAAGAAACGAAAAAGATTTTGGAGATTATGATATACAAATTTTACCACCAAGTAAATACATTACAGCAGATTGGGAAAGTGTTTTAGAAATATTTCACAATCAAATAACTGAAGATGGTAAATACGTAGATGCACATATTTTTCCTACAATTAAAGAATTGTTAAATTTAAATGGTTCTGAAATTTCTAAATTAAAAGATTTAGAAGTTCCAAGATATTTTTATTCTAAACAAAATCCTAATGTAGATGGAGCAAAAAAATTATTTGATAATCTTTGGGTAAAACATAGAAAAGTAATAGGTAATAAACAACAATCAAAAGGATTGGGAAATTCTAAATACATAGTTAGAGAGTTATAATGGCAAATAAAAGAACAGCATTAATGAATCCAGGTAAACACCACTTAGGTAATTTGTTTACATTTCCACCTGTACAAAATCGTAAATATATAGATAGAAATAAGATTAAAAAAATTCAATGGAAAACAAGTTCTTTAATTAATAGAAGAGCATATATTGGTAATGTAAAAGTTGTAGACAAAGATAACACTTCACATATATTTACTGATAGTATATTTAAATCTAAATCTAACAAATTTGATACTTTTACTTTAGATAGAAGAATTGATGTAGCTGTAGGTGATGGTGAAGAAATTGTAAGATTAATAGGGTATGCTGATAGGTTGCTGCAATATAAACAAAATACTTTACACATTATTAATGTAAGTGGACAATCAGAATATTTAGAATCTACTCATAAATACAAAGGAGTGTCGCATCACAATCAAGTATGTGAAACCGATTATGGTATAGCTTGGTGTAACCCTCATGGAGTTTATTTTTATGATGGAAGACAAGTAAAAGATTTATTTATAAAACAAGGTATAAGAAATATATCTAAAACTAAATGGGATGCTTTCTATAACGATTCGCACGAAACTATGATAGGATACTCTCCAGCTGAAAAACAATTAGTATTGTTTCAAGACGTAACAAATGGAGACGATGTAATGGTATATGATATGACTACTACTTCATGGGTACAAGGTGGAGGTAGAACTTTTAACAAAGAAAAAACTAATTTTATAAATATTTGGGATGGTCGTTTAGTATTTGGATATGAAAATGCAGATAATAAAACAACTGTTGCACCTTGGACTCCAGTTCCCACAACTGCAATAACACCTTTTATAATACAAACAAAGAATTTTAATTTTGGTACACAAGCAAATAAGAAAGTAACTAAAGTATATATTACGTTAAAAGGTACTAATCCTACAAAAATACACCCTAAGTTTTCAATTAATGGGGGAGATTTTACTGGAGTATTTAAAGATTTAGATGGAAATAATATAACTAGTATAACTGGATATGCAAATTGGACTGAAATAGAAATGTTAACAGATGGTAATGCCAATAATATAAAGTCTTTTGCTGTAAGATTAGAAGAAACTTCTAGTCAAAGTGTTGTTAGTGATATAGAAATTAACGATATAACTATAGTATATAGGACTAAGAGTGTCAAATAGAGAAAGACAATTAAGACATTTAGCACAATCTAAACCTAAATTTAGAGAAGATATACCTGATAATGATAGTGGTAGAGATGGTGATATTGTATATGTAAAACGAAACAATATTACTGAAAGCTATATTAAAGAAGATGGTGAATGGATAAATTTATTTACTGGTACTGATGTTCAAAGAACTGCAAGTCAAAGAAGTACTAGACTTAGAATGATAGGTGGAGTATCTGCTGTTGTTCCTGGCGGTGGAGGTAATCATAATTTATTATTAAACTTAGATGATGATGACCACACACAATATGTTCACAACATAGCTCCTAGAACTATTACAGCTAATCATACTTTTTCAGGTAATCCTATTTTTTCTGGCAATGCATCTTTTACTGGTCAACCAGCTTTTTCTAATATAGATATTAATGGCGGTAATATTGCAAGTGGAACTACAATAAGTAAATCCCCAGTAGTTAATTTTAATAGTGGAGACGTTCAAGGCTCTATAACATTAAGTAGTTTAGCTAGTGGAACTGGTTCTTTAACTATTCAAACCGATGCAGTAGAAGGTTCTATGATAGCTGATAATGCAGTTGCTTTAGGAACTCACACTAGTGGTAATTATATGTCT